TTTCACTTGTTGCCACGCTGATATTCACCACTAATTCACCATTAGGCATAGTGCGCACATCAGGATCATTGCCTAAAAAGCCAACGATAATTACTTTATTAATTCCAGCCATATTTACTCCTAATTCTCAAATAACTCATTAAGTTCTCTGAATAGCCATTCTTCAGCATCCCTTAAACAACCACAAGCCATTGCATCTTCGTCTTTTAAAACTTTTTTATAAAAAAGATACGCCTCTTTTAATCCTTTTAGTTTTTCTTCCATATTTACTCCATAGATTTATATGCTTTTAATGTTTTGATAAATGCGGGTATTTCTTTGTCAAACGCTGCCATTAATTTTTCATCTCGCTCAACCGTAAAGAGATAAAACGGTTGTTTTTGATATTCAGGGCAATAGCTAACAAAATCCCACGTTTTATATCCAGTCACCCATAAATTTGCTTGCACCTGGATAATATACTCAGACGGCACGCCTCCGTTGATGATGTATTGAATATGCGTACTCATTTTCGGGCATTTAATCTCAAGCCCTTTTTTGAGTTCAGGAATCAATCCATCAGGACTAACCATTAATTCTTTTTTCTCGTTTAGATATACGCCGCCAACTTGCTTGACGGCGTTTCCTGTGAGAAATTCATAAGCGGAGCGGGCAAGTGGCTCAAGCTGATTGCCTCGCTCCATAAAAGCTGATTTATATCCGCCATCTTGTAAACCAAGTATGCTTTCTTCAATCAGCTCAGACATATATTTGATTTGCGAGCTTGATTTTTTACCTGTTGGCGTAACGATATTCTCGATCCCTGTTGCCGTTGGAATACCAAGTCTTGCCGTTAGCCATTCTTCAGTTCCTTGCTCGCAATCAAGTGTTATTAGTCCGTCTATCATAAGGGGATATCCTCATCATTACGTTCATCTTTGGCTTGCTGCTCATTTAGCTTACTAAGCAATCTATTAATTGCATGTTCAGCATTTGATTTTGTGATTTTTTCAATGCTTGGCACATTTCCAGCCGCCGCCAATAATCCCATAAGATTTGAGCCTGTAACTTCAATCAAATTTTCAATTTCTTTGATTTGTTCAGGAGTGATCAATTCTACCGATTGGGTTTCAATTACTGTTGCGCCGTTATCAGATGTTGCAGCGCCATGTTGATTGATAGGCTCTTCATTTACTTCATCAGCAGTGATTACACCACCTAATTCATCGGGAAATGCTTTGCGCAATGCGCCAGCCTCAGCACATTTTGCTAATTGACCTCTAGGTCGTTTTCTCCACATTGAGTTCAATGATCCATCTCTTGTTGTTGCGCAAGCCTCACTAAAATACTCGGTATGGGAAAATGCACAACGCTCGCCATTAATAAATCGATAGACTGTAACTCTGCACCATTCAGGAGCCTCTATACCTTTGAATGCGACCGTATTTCCAAAAACTGGCTCATCTTGCCCCGCCATTTGACCAGTGCGAAATGCTGTAATGCGCTGCTCGTAAATACCTGGCATAATGACATCTCGCCAAATTTTTCGATCATTTCCGTTATTATCTCTTTGCCCGGATAGAGTGACTTGCATAGGCACGATATGACAAGGCTTTTTAAGAATATCTAACTTGCGAGCCTTGCAATAATCTACGGCAAGCAAAATACTTTCATCTTTTGCACCAGGAAAAACGCTATTTTGCAAAGTTGTCCAAACTGCGGTATCAATATTGCGTTCGGTTAGGGCTGTTTGAATGTTCGCCGGTAATGTATTCATTTTGTTGTTCCTTTAATTAACTTTCTTGAGTGTTACATTGTCACCGTATTGCTCTTTAATTTTGCGAGCGAATGATACGGCATCGTTCAACGTTCCTGAGAATGCGATTCTGACTTCAAAATGTTCAATAGCATCACCAGGCGACAATTCTTGTGCTTTTAACGTTTCACTTCCCATGTCTTTTTCTTTGCAAGAAGATTGGACGGCTTGCGTTTCAGCTTTTACTTTTGCCTCTTCTTGCGCCTTAGCCTTGATTTCTAATTCACGTTTTTGCTCATCATCAATTCGTTGTTTAATGATTGGCGCTAAATCTTCTTCACTTGCAATTAACTTGATTGCATCAGGGAATAGATAGCTTGATTTAGAGGTTAGTTGTTCAAGGCGTTCAGTTAAGCGAGTGACTTCAATAGTGATCTCGCTAATGATTAGGGTTTTCTCAGCATTTACGGCTTTCGTTAAGCCTGAGATTGAGCTTTTGCGTTTTGTGCTTTCTTCGATTCGACTTGCGATCTTATGCTTTGGAATGTTCTCTTCTAGCGCAAGTGATATATCGCTTGTTTTTGCTAGTTTGTGGCGAATATCTGAGATTTCAGCAACCGCATCATCTACGATCTTAGCTTTAATCTCAGATTCTTTAGTTTTGACTAACTTGTCTCGTGCCAATCGTTCTTGTCTAAAACGCTCAGCAATGCTTTCGGCTGTTTCAACAAGTTTTTTAATATCACCGCCAACGGCATTTTTGATGGCCAATCTTGTTTTATCCTCTAATTCTTTAAGGATTTTTACTTCTTCTTTTGCGGTCAAGAAGTCATCATCGGTTTCAAAATTGCTTGTTAGGGTAGAGATAAACGCATCCGCTTGTTTCTCAAAGTCTGCAATATTGGTTGTTAAAACTTTGCTTTCTGTTGATAGGATCAACTCAAATTTTTCTGTCATTTTTATTTACCTTAAATTTAAATATAACCACGTTTATAATCTTCTTCGTTTTGCGCTATGCGATTTTCAGCAAGTTTTTTTACTGCCTTATCTCTCAAGTTTTTGAGCGATGCTTGATCACACAAGAAAATATCCAGCCAAGTATTTTCGTTTTCCTCCATAAGCTCAGAAAACTCGCATAAGGTTTGGCTATCTCCACTTTTTATTTCTCTTTCTATATCGCTAATTTCATTTTCTACTGCACGCTCATAGGCATCGTATTGTTCTTGCGCCTTGTCATAAGCGGTAAAACTAGCCATTTCCCATTGTCGTTGCATCGTTTCCATTTGTAATACCTCTCAATATGTCAAAGTAAGAGCGTAAATCCTCGTATTTAAATGTTCTCACCCAATGACCTCTGATTAATTTTTTGCCTCGAGGCTTGATTTGGCGATGATAAATCGCTCGCTCTATTGTGGTTGCGTGTACGCCAAAAAGACGATTAATCTCAGTAAGTTGAAATTCAGTTTGGCGCTCAGATTCAGGCTGTTGATTGTGCATTTCGTTGTACTCATCAAAGCGTTTTAAATAACGCATCTTAGCCTTTGAAATACGCTTAACTAATGTTGGCTTGGTTGCTAGTCCAGTTTTCGGTTTTAAGCGGCGAGCGAGCTTGTTATTGAGCCATTCAGCCGTATTTGCTTTTAACTCTTCACGCTCTCTCTTTCTCGTTTCAGCCAGTTCCACTGATTGATAATTAGAAGAGTGCCACCAAACTTTACCTCCAACTCTTTCAACAACATACCATCCACCTTTCGGATAAGGCTCGACCTCAATTTTTATTACCTTTTTCATTATCCAATTCCTTTTGTTTTGTTGCGGTAAAGACTAGAGCCTCTTGCTTAGCTGGCTCCGTAAGATTTGGTTGATATTGCCCGTGTTCGGCAATCCATTGAATTCTTGCTTGCTCACGCTCCGTTGTCGGCTCGCTTGCTTGTGCCGCTAGAGCGGTGACCATTGTCATAGCGACTAGACAGATTGAAAGGATTGTTGCAATTACATAAGCAGTTGTTTTAAGAAAATTGATTAACTTGGTCATAGTGTTTACCTCATATGGTTAGGAAGTATTGGTTAAAAAAATCCCCTAGTGCCAAAGTGTGAAAGCAACTAGGGGCTAACCAATCTATAGGAGATTTTTTTATTATGAAAAACGCTGTTCCCAGCTAGAGCCGCTCTCGATTCCATTCAATTTTCAAGAAGATTGGGCGATTCCATTCGCATTTTGAGAACGGCTTTAGCTGGAGGCTCTTTTGGGATTTGAACCCGTGTTATTTTTCATAGCACTACCGTTTTTGTACTGTGTCGGTTTCCACAACCAACGAAACAAAGAGCCATTTCAAAACACACTTCTCTCTATCATTCGCAACGGTTTCACGTGCCGTTGTGTCTCTGTACTTCAAGTGTGCTTTAGAATGGAGGTTATCACTGGACTTGAACCAGCCTTTGCCAAGCTTGACAGTGTCTAGAATTCAACAAACCTGCACGTGCTACCACTACACTAGATAACCATGTATGGTGGATGGAGTGGGAATCGAACCCACATTACAACACTTATCTGGTGTTTGCCTTACGGAGGTATAAGCTCCGTCCCTAATCCAATATTGGCAATCCATCCTTTTTTTATCCCCACTGCGACTAGACTTTCTGTAACTGTCAGTTTTTCACTGGTCTCATCTTTCAGTGGGAATTCCGTTTACTCTCATTATGTAGGGTAGGGCTTTTAATCTACACGACCGCATAATGCCGTTATGAGCAAACTTCTTATAATCTGATTTTTAAAGAGCATCGAGATGTTTGTTTATGTGTATCTCGTTTTGATGGGTGCAGTATAAACATTTCTTTATTTAGTGTAAAGTTTTATTTAAAGAAAAATTGATCGATTGCTTATTTTTTGAACTATAAAATAAAGTAAAGTTTATAAAATGTTGATTTTAAACAGAAAGAAATCTTGAGAAACTTTTACTGATTGGCTAATTCTTGAGCTATTTAATGTTGATTTTTTATAGTAAGTCGGTTTTTTTCTCGATTTTTATCGTTTTTGCGATCTGCATCGCAAATTTAATAGCTAAAAATAGACCACACTTTTGCTTAAGGTATGATTAATGAGGAAAGGAGGAATGTTATGAAAGAAAAGTTTAAGTTGTGGCTAATCTCGCTAAATTGCGACTTGATTAATGATTTAGGTATTGATGAGATTGTGTCTAGAGTAGATGATAGACTGGAGGTTGTAATTGCAAACAAAGAGGAGAGAGCAGTACTTGAGGATTTAATTAAGTGCTTTAACTCATAAAATAAAACCGCCTTGATGGCGGTTTGTGTTAGTTATCGTCTTGTTTTATGGCAACAAAGTAACTCCCTTCTTGTTTATAGCCTATTATTTTTTGAGCTTTTTGCTTTAATCCTGCCGTTGGCTCATTCTTTTTAGGTGCAACAAGAGAACTTCTTGATTGGAATTTTTTACGATCTACTTTTATTGCTATTTTCATTTTAATTTAAGTAAGAAATCTCTGATTGTTCGAGACTTTGGCTTATATTTTCGCTTGTTTTTAGTTACCTGGTATTCTTTATGGTTTTGCGTATTGGTTGATACAGTATATTGCAATCCTTCCTCATCTTCACAGCACCATTGATGTCCTGTTGATGTTGCTGTGTATTGCCAATCTAAACCTGCAAAGTCAATTTTAGCTAAATCATTTAGAATATCTCTGACGTTAGAATAGCGCATTTTTACATCAACTTCTAGACATTTACAAACTATTTTCATCAATGCTTCTGGGATATGTGGCAAAATAATGTCTCTTGTTGGAAATTTTTTGTTTTCTAATGCATTTATAAATCCACCCTTTGAGTTACGGGCTTTCTCAAATTGATAATTAAATGCAGAGTCGCCAGCGCACATCCTATAAAGCGTTAATCCAATTTGGAAAATATCAAATTGAACGGTGGCCCAGCCTAATCCAGAACCGTGATCTTGGTGAATCTCAGGGGCGGTGTGTTTGACGTAATGGTAAGTTACTTTATACCAGCCATTGTCGTCTGTGTAATCAGCTAGACCAAAATCCGATAATAAAGCTTCATTATTATCAGATAACAGAATATTATCCGGCTTAATATCTAAATGTAGTAGCCCTTTTGAGTGAATGTGCGCAACTCCACTAATAAATTGTATCGCATATCGTATAATTTCACGTGCAGTCAAAAAGCGTTGTGACATTAAAGACTTTAGCGAGCCATTTTTATAGTAGGGCATTGCAATATAAATATTTTTCCGATCCTTGCATGCATATTGAATTTGCACGATGTTTGGATGACTGCTCGCATAAAGTATTTGAGCTTCTTTTAGGAGTTTATTTATATTTTCAGCGTTATTTTTTGTTGTTACTTCTTTCACAACGATTTGCGCATCCATATATTCATCATGAGCGAGATATACCTTGGAGTTTCTCCCCTCTTGCCCAATTTCTTGCTCTTTGTGAAATGATACTAATGCTGGAGAATAAATCTTTTCCATTGTCATTGTGCCACCGCCATTGCAACGAGCATTGATTCTATTTCTTCTTTAACATAGTCAGTCACATTCATTTGTATTTCTGTTTGATTATCTTGTTTTTCGATGAATTTCTTTAACTCTTTGGCGCTTGTTTGTAGTTTGCTTGCCATCCCTGCCAGCATTAGCGTTTTATACGACTCTATTTCGCTACTAGCAAAAGTTTCTTGAATAACTCCCTCAATATAAAGTCGTCCGATATTCATTTTTTGTGCGTTGGCTTCTGTGATTTTTATGCCAGCCTGCTGAATATGATATTCTCGTAAAAGATCAAAAATATTATTTCGGATATATTTTAATTTTTCAGGCATAGCAAGTGATTGTGGGACAACGATAACTTCTATATTTTTAAATTCATTATTATGCTTATCAAAGATTGAAAAATATATTTTTTTAGGCGTTACTCTTATTCCAAGAATATTCATGTTTAATTCCTCATTCATCTACAATAGCTCCATTTTCTCTAAATACTTAAAGAAAGGCGTCCATGCCTTATAAATTTATTTCCTTTCTATAGATTAACTGCCTCTATGTGAATAGTGCGAATAAATCTACCAATGAATTGAGCATTTTCACACACATCATCGCTTATCTGTTCAGGTGGATATATTTCATTATCCGAAATCATACGATAACCGCCTCCGATCATCTTTTGAATTCTCTTAATAAATAACGCACCGTCAATCGCAAAAGCGTATATGCCATCGCCACTATAAGCATTTACTTTGGTGTCAAGGAACACAATATCGCCTTTTCTTATAGTCGGCTCCATACTGTCAGTTGGTACATTCACAAGACAAATTCCATCTGCCGACTTCTTACCAACTAATTGAGCCATTCCCTCGTCTGTTAAGTATAGGCTTGAAATAATTTCAGGATAATCTGAATTCTCAAAGCCTGTTAATCCTGCTGCTGCTCTCACATCGTAATAATCTATTCTATGTTTATGTAAAACACCAAATTCACCACTGATTAGATCGCCTTGTAGCTCTAATTGGATTGTATTTGGGTCTGCCATAACGGCATCTTCAAAATTCCCTCCATCTCTAAGCCATTTGTAATCAACACCAAGCAATTCGGCAATTTCTGTGAGGTTGCGTGGTTTTAACACCTTGTCATTAATAATATTTCCAATAGCCATTGTTGAAGTGGCTAATCTTTCAGCCATAAGCTGTCTTGAAATTCCTTTTAAATCCATAACGTAGGCAATTCGTTTGCCTAGTGTATCTAGTGTGTTCATAAGTTCACCTCTAAATAGATTGTAAAAGTTTTCTTTATAAAGACAAGAAAATAAAACTTTACATTCAATAAAGTTTCGTTTATCATACCTATAAAGTTTAATAAAGCAAGGTTTATTATGAATAAAGGAATTTTAAAAGCTATAAAAAAATGCAATGGGCAGAAAGAGCTTGCTAAAAAATGCGGTGTTACGCAAATGGCGGTTTCTTATTGGTTGAACAATAAAACTCAACCATCAGCGGAAAAATTAGCACTTATCGTGCTTGCAACAGAGTTTGAGGTTAAACCTTGGGAAATCATTCCAAGTAAAGCAATCAAACAGGTATTTACCAGAAATTAGGCGACAAAAAAAGCCCCTGCGGGAACAGAGGCTTTGATTAAGTCGTATGTAATAACCTTTATCAGTCGGAGGACATCAAAAGATGAATAAATTATTACCGATTATGAACAAAAATTCAAGTGTTTTGACAATGAGCAGTAGAGAGATTGCAGATTTAGTTGAATCTCGACACGATTCAGTTAAAAGAACCATTGAACGCTTACAAG